GAGGAAGAGGAAGAGGAAGAAATGGCTTGTTATGAGAGTGATACATATAACAAGATTGCAGCAATTCCATTGGACACTTACAAGCTGGTTAGTTATTCTTATTATTCTTACGAACATTACGGGATTTGCCTTTAGACAAGTATGCATTTTGAAAATATTGTAATTGGAAGTAGTTTGTCTTCTGTGCTGTTCTCTTATTACAACAAATATCCTATCGTTATAAACTCTTTAGAACGCCCTTTCAGATTTGATGAAATGGAAAAGGAAATATGCATAGGCGATCTTAAAACTAAAAACAATCTTTGTTTGTGGTCTTGGGCGTTGTTCGAGGTTTCGTCGAGAGGTCACGCTCCCTTCGGGTCGTGTGTTTCTTCTGTGAGAATAAGCGGTAACCGTTTATCGATTGCTGCTAGACCAGGATTAAGTTTTAAGGCAGAGTTTGACAATTGTCACATTTTCGATGACAACAATTTAACAACAGAGAATGATATTTTCGAAAATAAGGAGCCACTGTATCGTGTCTTCGACTGGATGAACGTTCGAAGAGGGATGAGACATAGACACGATTCCTTGAAGACCGTAGACAATTTTATAAAAGAAATTTATTTTTATAAGTCGGAAAGAATTGATGGGAATCACGACAGGAAGGATGCCGTGGCGGTGTCTTATTTGACGGAAGAGCAACTCCACGAATTTAATTATTCAAGCACAATGGCGAGGTTTAAGATACAGAGCGTAATGAAAGATGCTGGGATTATAGGTGCAAAGGCTGGCAAAACCAAAGAAGGAAAACAAAAGAAATATAATGTTAGAGTGGAACCAGATTATAGACACGTTGTGAATATGCATAAAAGGACATACAGAGACACAGAAAATGTGAAATTTCTTGATATGTCCCCGAAAGAAGTGGTCGATAGATATGTTGGAAGAGGGTAACGGAAACGAAAAGGCGTTCCATCTAGCGGGAGTGGTACCTGTTGCTAGTCCTAAAATGGATTTTAGTTTCCCTTGGCATGATAGTATGCAACCAATTGCAGATAACTATCTTGCAGTTGAGAGGTCAATTGTGGAATGTGCGTATGCCGGTTGTGAAACAATATGGGTAGTGTGCAATGACAATATACAGCCCCTGCTTAAACATAGAATGGGAGACTACATTGAGGACCCCTATTATTTAAACAAATCAAATTTTGTAAAATTTCCGAGTGACCATCGCCGCCAGATCCCTATATTTTATACTCCAATCCATCCCAAGGATCGCGATAGAAGGGACAGCCTGGCCTGGTCTGCGCTTCATGGTGCTCTGACTGCTTTTATTATGAGTGACAAGATTAGTAAGTGGGTCATCCCGAGCAGATATTATATCAGTTTTCCATATGGAGTTTATCAGCCAACGGTGGTGCAAAAGCACAGAAAGAGGATTTCTAGTATGGAGCCCTTTTACCTGTCCGCCGAGGGGAAGACTGTTGGGGATGGAGAATATCTTGGATTCACGATGGACGCAGAAGAATACAAGATGTATTTAACAAACGTGAAGCAAAACTGCACAGGTGGGAGAAAAGATTTGCCATCTAAAGAAAGGTGGTCTTCTAGGCATTTTGGCCTTGACAAAATCTTCAAATCTGCTAGAATAAATAAAGAATCAATACTGGAGATACCTTGGTATTACAGAATCGATTCTTGGCAAGGATTGAAAGATTATCTCTCTTCAGAGGAGAGTGAAGAAATTAAAAGACCAGGTAAGGTTATGTTTAAGAATTCGCTATATAAAAAGGTTGGAGAATAAAAGTGAATATAAATGAAATTTATTATAGTTTGCCTTCGCAAACAAAAGAAGACGTGGGGTTTCCAATTAATTCCATGTCGATGAGTCAAAAACAACAGAGCTTCGTTGAAGCGTTGTGTTCTGCGTCATTGGCGTCCTCTTCTATTAGAGAAGACCTTCTTTCTGTAAAGGATGATTTGGAGGATGTCCTTGAGCGACTGCAGGATTAAATCAGAGATTCCGTTTGTTGGTCTTCATGCTCATTCAGTAGCAGGAAGTATTTTTGATGCTCTTGGTTATCCCCAGGAGCACATGGATTTTGCGTATGAGAACGGTATGGATGCGTTGGCTCTTACTGACCACGGAAACGCAAATGGTCTTGCATACCAGGTGTTGCATGCAAAAAAGATGCAATCAGAAGGTAAAGAGTTTAAGCCAATTTTTGGAGTGGAAGCCTATTTTCTTCCATCCATAGCAAATTGGAAAGAAGAATACGAAAAGGCGAGGCAGGACAAGAAGAACAAGAGTCTAGACTCTTCTCAATCCGGCACGACTGTCGAGAACGAAGAGTCCAAGAAGGCGATGAAAAATATTCTGAACAGGAGAAGGCATTTAATTCTTTTGGCACAGAATCAAGAAGGATTGAAGAATATCTTTAAGATTATCTCTTCCAGCTATGACAAGAAGCATTTTTATCGGTATCCGAGAGTTGATTATGCTTTACTAAAGAAGCACAACGAGGGAATTCTCGCCGCTAGTGCATGCTTGGGGGGTGTATATGCAGGTTGTTATTGGGAAAACAGGGATAACGGGGAAGATGCAGTATTGAGAGCGTTCAGGAATACAACTCAGAAGATGCAGTCAATTTTCGGTGACAGGTGGCACGGTGAGTTACAGTGGAATAACGTTCCGGAACAACACGATCTGAACACGTATATTATTCAAATGCATAGAGAGTTTGGTGTACCTCTAATCTCAACTGCGGATAGTCACTATCCGAATAGGGATGCTTGGAAGGACCGTGAGCTATATAGGAGACTGGGGTGGCTAGGGAAAAAGCCAGAGTGGATGTCAGATGGGTTACCTATTGATGTTGATGAGATAGGGTATGAGCTTTACCCAAAGAACGGTGACGAAATATGGGAATCTTACAAGAAATACTCTGCGGAATGCGATGTAGAATACGATGACGAGATTGTAAGGAATTCTATTACCGAAACACATAGAATCGCTCACGACCGTATAGAGTCCTTCTTCCCAGATAATACTGTGAGGCTACCTGATTTTGTGGTCCCCGAAGATGTCACCGCTGGCGAGGCACTACAGAAGGTCACCGCCGACGGGTTGAGATATCTTGGACTATCAGACAACCAAGAATACCTAGACAGAGCGTCTATGGAGATTGAAGTTATTGAATCTCGTGGGTTTAGCAAGTATTTTTTGACAATGAAAGCAATCGCTGACAGGGCGAAAGAAACTCAGCTTGTTGGCGCAGGAAGAGGCTCCGCGGCCGGTTCCCTAGTATCATACGCACTGGGAATCACACAAGTCGACCCCATGAGATACGGTCTTCAGTTCGAGAGGTTCCTTACTAAGGGTGGGTCTGGGTATCCTGACATTGATTTTGATACTTCGGAACCAATGCAGCTCAAGGAAAACCTTATTGAAGAATGGGGCGAGAACACTGTAGTGCCTATATCCAACTGGAACACTCTACAGTTGAGGTCTTTAATAAAAGATATTTCAAAATTTTATGAAGTGCCATTTGCGGAGGTGAATGCAGTTACGGGTAAGATGATCTATGAAGCAACTCCGTTGGCGAAAAAGAAACACGGGATTTCTGCGGGTGTTTACGTTCCCACGTTTGAAGAAGTAATGGAATTTTCAGAATCCCTCAAAATTTTTCTGAAGAAAAATCCTCAGATCAAGACACATGTGGAGGCTTTATACGGGCAGGTGAGATCCTGTTCCAGGCATGCTGGTGGTGTAGTTGTGGGAGAAAACCTCGATGAGTGGATGCCGATGATATCTTCAGGCGGTGTTCGCCAAACTCCGTGGAGTGAGGGGCAAAATGTTCGCCATCTTGAACCAATGGGGTTTATCAAGTTTGACTTGTTGGGTCTTGCCTCGTTGAGGATGATCGAGGGTGCCATCCGACATATCTTGGTTAGGCATCATGACATCGAGAATCCTACTTTTGACGATGTCAGGAGGTTCTACAATGAGGTGCTTCATCCAGACGTTATAGACTTTGAAGACCAGAGTGTGTGGGAGAGCGTTTTTCACGGTGGTCAGTGGGCTGGAGTGTTTCAGTTTACAGAAGAGGGTGCACAAAAGTTTTGTAAAAATGCGAAACCTAGCAACTTAATCGAGTTATCTGCAATCACAAGTATATACAGACCAGGACCCTTGTCGGCAAACGTTGATAAGAAATTTATATCTGCTAAGAACGCTCCTGAAGACGTTGAGTATCTTAACTCTTATGTGCGCGATGTGACTGAAGAGACTTTTGGTTTTCTCATATTTCAAGAGCAGATAGCGATGTTGGCTCACAAGCTTGGTAAGGACCTGTCGCTCGATGAGGGGAACAAGCTAAGGAAACTCTTGACTAAAAAGGGAACAGGCGAGGTTCAAGAACAAAAGGACAAGATCTATTCCAAATTTGCGGAAGGGTGTTCTGAGAAGGGGATGCGAAAGCACGAAGCAAAGGAGTTGTGGGAAACTTTCGAATACTTTTCTGGATATGGGTTCAACAAATCCCATGCAGTGTCTTACTGTATGTTGTCTTACCAGTGCGCCTGGTTGTTAAACTATTACCCACCAGAGTGGACAGCAGCTTTCTTGGACAAAGAACCAGAGACTAGAAAAGAAAAGGCGATCAATGTTGCAAAATCTCACGGGTTTAAAATTGAAAGGTTGAACGTAAATACCTCCGGATCTGTGTGGGAGATATCAGAAGATGGTAAAACGCTAATCCAACCGCTCACTTCCATCAAGGGATTGGGTGAGAAGGCCATCGAGCAGATTCTTAACAATCGCCCGTTTAACACGATTGAGGAATTCATTTTTAATGAAGACATTGTTTATTCAAAGCTGAATAAGAAGTCTTTGGATGTTCTTTGCAGATCCGGTGCTCTAGAGTGTCTTATCGATGATAGGTTCACTGGTTCGAGGCACTTTTGGAGTGCAATCGCTGTTGATCGCCCGAGGAAAGAAAAGAACCTGATAGAGAATATAGAGAAATACGCTCCAGAAGGAGACTTCTCAGAAGAGGAGAGGATTCAATATCAAATTGATTTAACGGGTGTTTTTCCTTTTGATTTAGTTATGGAAGAGAACATTCGGGCCAGCTTAGATAAATATATGGTTCCCCCTATAAGTGAATACGATTCAGATCTTGGGGGAGTGGTCTGGTGTATACCAAGAGAGGTCATCAAGAAGAAGACAAAGAATGGTAAAGACTACTATATTGTCAGGGTTATAGATGACAACAACGAGACTAATACAATTAGGTGTTGGGGTGTCAGACCAGGAAAGGATATTGTGAGAATCAATAGACCGTATATGATGAGGCTAGACTGGAACCCTCAGTGGGGATTTAGCACGAGAAGATTAAGCTCAAACTTTAAGATGTTGGGATAGGAGAAAATATGAGAGTTAGAACATTCAAAATGAGAGAGAACGCAAAGTTGCCCGTTAGGGCGCACACAACAGATGCAGGGATGGATTTCTTCTTTGCACCAAAGGATAACGCACCGTTGCTTGTTCACCCCGGACACTCCTGCTTACTTGAGACTGGTGTGAAGGTTGAAGTTCCAGAGGGACACATGTTGCAAATAATGAACAAGTCAGGAATTGCCTCAAAGAGGTCAATCGTTACTGGTGCTTGTGTCGTTGACAGAGGATATGACGGAGAGATCTTCGTAAATCTTCACAACATTGGCAGAGAGACACAAATTTGTGAACCAGGCACAAAGATTGCACAAGGGGTTTTTGTTAGGATCTCAACTCCTTCCTTACTAGAAATAGAGGAAGATAAAATCTACGAATCCGAAACGGATAGGGGCACAGGTGGCTTCGGATCTACGGGAGACGTTTAAATGTCTTCTGCACAAAAGAAGCTTCGTCGAAAGAAAAAGAAAGAAGCCGAAAAAGACTTGAAAGAAAAAATGGGGTTGTTTAATATGATCCCAAACCAGTGTACAAATTGTGATAAACCGTTTGATAAGAAGGATGAAGAACAAGTGAAGTCCTGGCGAGTGGCTGTTAGGGAGCGGGAGAAAGTAGTGAACCTATATTGTACCGAGTGTTGGGAAGGTGCCAATCAAATGCTTAGAGACCTACAGGAGAGATTGGAGGATTCTGATGTTTGAAGAGACGTTTAGTTTTGACGATGTTTTGCTTTTGCCATTGCGAAGCGACATTGAGAGCAGGTCAGAAATAGGGCTAGAGTCAAGAATAGGAACAAAGGAATATAGTTTGCCTATCATTTCCAGCCCCATGGACACAGTCACGGAGTCCTTGATGGCGTTAACCATGAACGAATACGGGGCTCTCGGTATCGTTCATAGGTATTGTTCTATAGAAGAACAGTGTGTCATGTTGACGAAGGGGGTTATAACAGCCGCCGCAGTCGGCGTTTCAGGAGATTTTAAACAACGGGTCTCTGCTCTTGTGGAATCTGGATTAGAAACCGTCTGCGTCGATGTGGCACATGGTCATCATTCTATGACGGAGAGTGCTTTAAAATACTTGAAAGACACATACGACTCGTCTTTATCTATTATAGCAGGCAATGTTGCGACCCCTGAAGCGTTTAAAGATTTATCGGATTGGGGTGCTGATGCTGTTCGAGTAGGCATCGGCGGCGGGTCAATATGTTCAACTAGAACCCAAACTGGTCATGGAGTACCAACATTTCATTCGGTATTGGGATGTAAATATGTGGACTCCGATGCAAAGATTATAGCAGATGGAGGCATCAAGACAGCTGGAGATATTGTCAAGGCAATCGCAGCTGGTGCGGATTTTGTGATGCTTGGTTCGATGTTAGCAGGAACTGATGAATCGCCAGGACAGGTGTTTGTTACGTCTGAGAGCAAGAAGTACAAGGTATACAGGGGTATGGCTAGCGAAGAGGCACAACTCGCCTGGAGGGGCGAAACTCGCTCTCTAGAGGGCATTTCTACCACCATTCCTTACAAGGGTTCGGTAATTGATATTCTTGAGAATTTGAAGCAAAACATCCGCAGCGGACTATCGTACAGCGGCTCTCGGACAATAAAAGAATTTCAGGCAAAGGCAAAGTTTATTAGACAGACAAGTGCTTCGATTACAGAAAGTGGTACACATATTCTAAATGGCAGGTGAGTATAAATACGGTCAGGAAGGTAAGAAGATTATTTTCCAAGACTCTGATAAACGCCACGCGGATTTAAGGATCAGGTTGCGTCATGATGGGTTGACACAAATACAATTTTTTCAAGCAATGATTACTGGGTACATTGAGAACGATCCACGCATTATTGATTTTGTCACCAGTGTTAAGCTTGAATTGGCCAGGCAAGGAAAAAAGAGAATTAACAAGACACGAGATTTAATAAAACAAGGAGAAGAATTGAAGAAGCTTTTTAATTTGGAAGAAGAAGAAACAAAAGAATTGTTTGATATGATAGCAGAGGAGTTCCCGGACTTATGAAGAAAAAAGATGACGGACTAACAGACTGCGCAAGGTCCTGCTTAAAGGACGGCAGAACGTGCAAAGAGAAAGAGTGCAGAAAGTGGATAGACCACAGAGAGGACCTGAATTGTTGTCTAATATCTATACGTAATAGCGTCGGCCCCATGACTCTTATGGAGACTGGTAAACGTTTAGGATTGAGTTTTGTCAGGATTAGACAAATAGAAAAGAGAGCGTTAGAAAAACTATCAAAAAGATTATAAAAAGACTCTTTTTTGTATTAATCTGTACTATTTACTTCTGAAATAAAGTATTTTTTTCTACTTTTAAACTAGGAGAACCATAATGAGTAAGAAAACATTGTTAAACGAGAATACTATTCGACGTTTTTGGAAATTGGCTAGTATTAGACCCATTAATGAGATGGAGTATTTGAGGGATGAGGAGGAAGAGGAAGGTCTTCCTGAACCCGCCATGGACGAGCCACCGATGGGCGCAGAAGAAGAGGCACCATTGGACGACCTGGGGGCCGAAGAGGCACCAGAGGGTGATGTCGAAGCGGAAGTTAATGTAGCGTCAGAAGACGTTCCCGCTTTGGAAACCGCTGTTGGTATCCTTCAAGACATTTTGGCAGTTGCTGGCGAGGGAGAGGAAGAGATCGAGCCCGAGCTGGACGCCGATGTCGCCCCTGTTGACGATCTTGAAGCGGAAGAGGTTCCTTCTCCCATGCAAGAGAACAAGGAAGAGGAAGAGGAAGAGCCCGTAACGGAAAATGAAATCGACCCCACTCGCCTCGAAGAGGTGGTCAAGACTATCACCGACCGTGTTACCAAACGAATCCTTCGCGCAGCTCTTGTAAATAAAATAAACAAAAAATAAATTATTTTGTTGACATTCGCCCCAAACTCATATAATATATAAAATATGTTAACTTACTTTTTATGGTTCAGCTTAGGGGCGATTGTTAGCAGATTTGTTTCTATCTATTTTTCTCTAGGCGTAGAGAGCCTAATAATCCGAAAAGCACTTCTAATGGCAGGAAAGCTGATCACTGCTTTGAGTGTTGACTTTGAGAGATCATTAAAATATAAGCACGACTCTCTTAAAAGATCGGATATTCCTGATGATATTTTAAAAAAAATTGTTGACGACGATAAACTTTTTGTGACTGAATGGAAAACAACCATATTTATTACGGTGGCTACTTCTATTCCGGAGAAGTATTTGGGATACGTCCCTGAGTATATCTGGGTTGAAGATGCCGCACTTGAGGAAATTATGAAAATGTTAAAGGAGGAAGTATGATGAGTATCAGAGCCGTCGCATGGAGCGAGAAATTAGAAACAGAAAACTCTATCCTGTATACTTTGCAGGCTACAGTTAGGGGAAAGAGAGAGATGAACCGGTTGAGTAAAGAGGTTCCCGAGTGGACCGACGCCGGAAAGGGATATGATCCTAGTACGGAAAAGACAATTGTGTTGTTGCAACGAAAGTTCGAGAATAAAAAGTCTTGGATAAATTTTGCAAAGTCCCTTTCTTTTCCAGTGGAAGAATTAAGTCCTAGAACCGGAAAGGGCAAGATCATCAACGGTAAGAAGAAAACAAAAAGAAGTCAATATGAAAGGGTAACCTAATTACTTAAGGAGAACGTTTATGTCCAGTTTTGATGATTTAACAAATTTATATGAGAGCGAGAATAAAGACCAGATTCAAAATCTTTTATTTGAAATGATAGAAGGTGTTCTGAAGAATCCCTCGATTATAGTAGAGAAGAATGACAGCAAGCCCCCAACGGTTGAAGAAATATTGGGTTCTCTGAAGATTAATTCAAAGAAATGGGGCACGATGAAAGAGTCTGATGAGAGGACAGTCATCCGAAACTATGTGAGTGCTCTGGGTGAGACGACTCCTGAAAAAATTCTGGCATCTCTGCAGAGTGTCGTGGAGAGTTCGAAAGAACCTACTCCAGAAGGCGAGGCTCCCAACTGCTCTGTATCCAGAACGCTAGCGAAAATTCAACTGCTGAACACACTCTCGACAATATTGAACAGTTTCGATCCTCGTGTCGGGGGTTTTTTGAACGAAGCGTTTCTTGCAGCATTGTTTGATGGCAACACCATAGAGGTTGATAGGAACAGCGGGATAGCAGACTTCAAGGTTGGGGAGGAAAGCTATTCGCTGAAGACAATGGCAAGTGGATCCATGGTGAACGGGAGCCTTTTGAAGCTTCTGAAGGATATGAAGTTTGATTCAGCTGCTCGCATGCCAAAGGAGAATATGACTTATCTTGCATTTGATAAGATATCAGGAGAAGATGGAGTCACTACTAGCGTGAGGGTTGAAAGGTTTGTCATCACACCGCAGAATTTCCATCAGCTGATGGGGGAGGCAACATTTTCAGGTAAAACTCTTAAGGGCGAGACGGGATTTGATGCTGTCATGAGTACCGTCGCCTCAATGCTGTCCGATGGACGGAAGATTGGAATAAAATTCTCTCTTGATAAATCTAAAATAGAGAAATATGTGGAGCCGGTTGCCGTTTTGAACACGGATACTAGCTTCCTGTATAAAACTGCCGAAGATGCACTCGGCGATATGGTTGGTGGGTTTAAGGCAATACAGGAGATGTTTAATAGTCTTGTGCTTGGGATGAACGACTATTTTGCATCAATGACAAGTACTGCCGCAGAATCATTCAAGAAGACAGCTAATCAGTTTGAATCTGTTGTGTCTACAACTGTTCGCGGCGACAAGACTTGCTCATCAGATTGAAATAAAACAGCACAAAAACAAAATATACTTGACAAATCATTTTAAAATGTTTATAATATATAAAAGAAAGTGAGGTTCTCATGTCCAAGCATTTTTCTTCTAAGCAAGAATTACATAACAAAATTTTAAGCGGAGTTAACACTCTGGCGGATAACGTTGCGTCTACTCTGGGTCCACGCGGCAGAAACGTCATCCTTCAAGAAAAGGGCAAAATGCCGATTATCACCAAAGACGGTGTTACGGTAGCTAGATTCGTGGATCTGGACGACCCTTTTGAGAACGCGGGAGCACAAATAGTAAAGCAAGCTTCTGCGAAAACAAACGTGGATGCCGGTGATGGCACTACGACATCAACGGTGCTTACCCGAGCTATATTTGATGCCGCCTGGCAACATATCGAATCTGGTGCCAGCCCAACAGAACTAAAAAGGGGCATTGACAAGGCTGTATCTGAGGTGGTCTTTAGTCTTGAACGGGCGGCCAGACCGGTTTCTAGTACAGAAGACATTTCTCATATAGCGTCTATATCTGCAAACAATGATAAAAGTATCGGAGACTTAATCGCTCTTGCGGTCGATAAGGTGGGCAAAGATGGTGCTATCACAATAGAAGAGGCAAACTCGGTAGAAACTACTTTAGACTTGGTGGAGGGTTTCCGCTTTGATTCGGGTTTCGCCGCTACTGCTTTTATTACTAACGAAAGAAAAGCAGTAGTGCGACATGAGAACGCCTTGATTATGATCAGCGATTCAAGAATTGAATCTGTGGAACAAATACTACCAGCGTTGGAGATTGCTGCGAGAGAGTCCAGACCTTTGGTTATCGTCGCCGACGAGATAGAGGGGCAGGCACTAGCAGCATTGATTATGAACACCGTTAGGGGGTCTATGAAGGTGGCAGCAGTGAAGGCTCCTCGATATGGAGAGTCTAGAAGAAATATCATGATGGATCTATCTATTTCAACTGGCGGTAAGTATTTTCGCCAATCCACCGGGGACAACATCAGGGAAATATCTTTACAAGATTTTGGCACTGCTAAGACGATTGAAATATCTAAGAACATGACGACTGTTGTAGACGGCGGAGGATACTTTCATAAAATCAATGAAAGAATAGACACCATAAAAGAAGATCTCGCCACTACCGAAGCTCTATACGAGTGCGAGCAATTGCAGGAAAGAATCACAAGACTAGCATCTGGAATAGCCATCATAAGAGTTGGCGCAGCCACTAAAATCGAGATGATAGAAAAGAAGCACAGAATAGAGGATGCCCTAGAGGCTGTTCGTTCTGCACAACAAGAAGGCATCATACCAGGTGGTGGCATGATGTTGCACAGAATAGCAAAGGATCTGTATGTGGATGTTGAAAATGATGAGCAAGAATTAGGTGTTAACATCGTTAAGCAGGCTCTACGATCACCGCTGGAAACGATGGCTAAAAACTCTGGGTCAGATATCGAGGATGTGTTGGCATCTCTTGAGACTGCTGAAGGGGAGAACATAGGAATAAATTTCTCCACTGGACAGGCAGTTGATTTACTAGAAGAGGGAATAATTGATCCGGTAAAGGTTACCAGATGTGCTTTGCAAAATGCCGCATCAGTCGCTGGCACTTTGATTACAACAAACTACGCCATTGTCGAGTAGGGTGCCTATATAATATAGTACCCGACATCAAACTTAAGGAGACGCAAGACATTGTCTGAAGATACAAGTTCAAATGACGTATTACGAAAATTAGATAAGTTGTGCTTGACAATAGAACAGGTCAAGGATAAGCAAG